ACTCCGACAATGTTAGTTTTTGGACTTCCGTTCCATATAGTATCATTTATAGCTTGACTTATAGCCTCTCTTAATGCGTTAGTTTTCATTTGTATTATAGATTGCACTGCAAAATTTTCGGCTCTAATGTCGTTTATATCGTACTTTATACTGGCATATATCGACTCCACTGGAACGCTTAACTGTTTAAGCAAAACATCCACTGCTGGAGCATCATTTGCAGCAACAGAATTGGCTCTCCTTGCCTTGCCTCTATAATCGCATACTTGGAAAATTATATTAGTTGCCGCTATATTATACACGCTTGACGCTGGGAAAAGTTCAATTCCCTTTAATTTTGCGTATAGTACTGAGTATAACTTCTTTTCAATTTCAGCTAATTGTCTTATGAAAAATCCTGTACTATCGTCTGGCAAGCTGTCAGTGAAAAAATTTTTACCCATTATAATTGGATTAAGGTTTACATTATCTTTAAAATTACCCCATGAATCCGTATAAGTACCGTCCCATATTGGAGCTTGATCGTTTAAACAAGTGTTGCTGGCATTCATTTTTACCCCTCTCTATTTATTTTTATGTAACATTATGGCAAATTAATTTCAACAATTGAAAGCTCGCCTGCTTTTGCTGTTTTTCTGAAAACTCCTGTTGGCACTAGATCGGCTTCTGAAGTACCTGCGTTATTTCTGAAATTGCCAATAAGAGTAGAGTTAACGTTAGTATGTACAAAATAAACAGGATCGTTAACGGTTACATCTACGTTTACCCTAACCCATATTGAACCTCTGCTAATTATATTAGCCACCACTTCGTCCAAATACCCTCCATAAGAGGTAGTAGGAGCAGACAACAATTGTTGTTCCATAGTCCATAATGCCACAGTAATTCCAGCGAATTTTTGACCTGTAGCACTAGGAGTTTTGATCTGTGTCTCTGGATCTGTGCCATAAACTACAGCTTGACCAAACCTAAGTTTTGTTTCGGTACAATAACTTCTTTTAACGCTACTAGTTAAGTCTGCAATTTGCCCTAAAACGCCATTTTTCCAATATAAACTAAAATCTGTTTGTATAGTCGCACCCATTATTCTTTACCCCCCATCATTTTTTCGAACGGAGTAATGCTTCTTGAACCGTTAGAATTTCTTTGTTGCATGCTAGCACCACCAGCCAATTGCACTTTTTGAGTTCCTAAGTTGTGCATACTGTTGTATTTCTTTTTTATTTCTATTGCGGTCTTATAACCAGCGTCAACCTTGTCTTTCCCCCAATCTTTAGCTTCTGGGAAGTCTCTTAGCAAGAGTTTTCTTTTTAATTCATGATTGCTTAACTTTACAGTTTGTTCGTCTATAGAATCACACCAAAGCGTTTGCGCTTCTTTAAATAGTCCAAGACGTTCATTCGTTGCCTGTATTATTTCCGACTCAATATCTCTTTTGGAAAATTCCTCAAGTGTTTTGTCTAAAGCTTGAAGCTTGACGTCCTTTTCATCGCAAAAAAGTTTATTCTCGTCTAATTGTTTTTTTGCTTCTTCTAAACTTTCTTTTGTTTTTTGTAGGTAATTGATTACCTCTGGAGCCGCAGAATACTCCAGTCCATCTATCATTACAGTTTTTTGTTGAGACATACCCCCCCCATTTGCATTGTTAACATCTAAAATTTTACCATCCGAATCCGCAGAATCAAGGATTAAAGACGCTTCTTCCCCTAACCTGCCCTGTTCACATAAAGCCACATGATTGCCAATTATGTTTATATGCCTCATTTCATACGGCACACCATCGAAAACACCTCTACCCTTAACATCGTCCGCCTTGAAACCAAGAGATAATTGTTTTTTGCCACTTTTTATTTCGTCAATAGTTTCGCTATCTGTAATAATAACTGACGCACGGACTGAACCATCACCATCATCGGTTATATTTTCGCCTATATACCCCACAGTGTAACGTTTAGCATTCCTGTTATTTACAAAACTAGTCATTGTCCTTGGATGTCCATTTGTAATTGGCAACATCTTCAAAGACTCTATTGTTTTATCATTGAATAGGTCGGAATGGCTTCTAAAAACATTGACTTTCTTGCCGTCTAGGTAATATGGGAAAACTCCAGCTTTAGTTAAGATTGCTTCTGCTTTCAAAAATCCTTGATCCGTTATAGTAGCTTTAGATAACGGCATAGAATCGCAGTAATACTTGGCTTTCCCACTAGATGTTTGTTTTTTTGATTGCATTTTGACGCTTCTGTTATATTTAATAATTAAATTAGACTAATTGTAACATAATAATTTTAAAAGTGTCCATTTTGTTTAATTTTAAATAAAGATAGTCCATAATTAATAATTTTGCAATAATAAATTTATAAATATTTCTTAAGGTAACTTTCTTCTGCATTCATTAAAGCAATGCACCTGCAATTATAATCCTCCCCTGGATGCCCTGTTTCAGCTGGAGGCGAATCCCAATAAAACTTTTTGCCATCATTTTCCTTATGGCTTTCTCTAACTCTTTCATCGTGTGCAGTGTTCCATATGTAGCTATCGATTCCTATTTCCTTTTGCCTTTCCATGTTCAATTGACCGTTTAATTTACTGGTTTGGTCTCTACCTATGAAGTCGGCTCTGCTTTTAGCTACATCTATTCGATTATAGATATTTTCGCTAATTTTTTTAGCAGTCAATCCTTTTGTAAATCCACTAAACACTTGATACTTTATTTCTTGTAAAGCTTTACTTTGAAGGTCTTTTATTAAGTCAACGTTAGTACCTACCCACACATTCAATTGGTCTTTTAGCCAAGGATTGTTTAAAAAAATATCTATTCCAAAAATATGCTTAATTTGTTCCGTAAATTTTACTCTATTGTAGGAGTTAATTTCTGAGGCGTGATTCTTGGCTATATTATCGGCGTTTATTTTTCCATCAAGATAAATTTTAATCTTGTCAAATGCCTTGTCTGTCTCTTCTCTTGCGTCGTCTAGGTATATATTGTTTTTGTGCTTGTTGAAGTCGCTAATTAAATACGGTAAGTCCTCAATTAAAAACTTATTAACTGCATGCGTTAATTCATCAATAACTTTGTTCAAATCCTTTTTATAGGACTTTTCTTGATTAATTGGGGGCGGTTGTTTTAACGGCTTTTTTAATTTCTTTTTTCTTTCCATTTTATCCCTTAAATTTGTCTTCTATTTTAATATCTTCATTTGACTTTTCTATTTCCTCAATATCCTCTTGTTTATTCCCTTGCTCTTCGATTTCTAACTTTAAGTCAAAATTAAACTTTTGACCAATAAATCGTTCTCTCACCTCTTCAGAAGAGTACACTCCTCTGTCTATATTAGAGGCGTCCATTTGCGACACTTTTAACATCATATCGACCAAGTCTTTTTCTTCGTATTGCCATAAAGAAATAAAATCAACACCGACGTCTTCTATCTTTCCTTTAAACTCACAATCTTTCGCAAGTGCTATGTATCTTAATAATTTCATTAACAATGGTTGAAGTATCCGTTGTTGTTTATTCTTTACGTTATCGTACCACATCCTAACGTCCGCATTTTCGCCATTGACAATTCCGCTCCTTTTGTCACCAAAAAGGATTGAACGTGGAATTCCACTCATAGCACAAACTTTAGCCTCAAAAGCATTTAATAATTCCTCTATTTGAGGGACGGACGTAGTTACTTTTTGAAAACTTTCAAGATCGGAATCTATTACGATTGAGTTTATACTAGATTTCAAGAGGTTTATATTGTTAAGCCTTGCTTTAACTAAAGCATCACCATTAGGATTTTTGAGCGTATTCCCCAAGTCTTTTATACTAAAGACTCCAATTGCTAGTTCATGCATTAATTCCGATGCGTAAGCGTAGGCTTGCTCCAAGTTGACCACATCACTATAATAAGACTGTAAAATAGGCGACGCCCAGTTATTGTTGTATTTCCTCATAAACGGAGTGACTGGTTCGCCATCAAGTTTTAGCACTCTTTCTTCATGCACATCATACATAGGATGGTCTTGTTGGACTCCATTAAAAAATGGTCTTATTGTGTAATACTTTACTTCATTAAATTTAGCGTCCGTTGGACTTGAGTAATAATTATCTGGTAATAAAAAAACTTGACTTTTATCGATTATCCTTAACTGTTGGATGCTGTGAATATTTTCATAATCCACTGGGTCACTTAAAGTTCCACCATCGTCAATAACCATTACTATAATGCACCCCCCCATTAAAGACGACCACCTTACTAGATCTGCAAAACAAGTTTTAGTGTCTAACTTTTCAAGGTATTTCTGCAAATTGTCTTCTATATCATCGCCTAATATCTTGACCCATTCCCTCGTCATTTCATTTGCGATTGTATCTATAATCCTTTTGACGCTCCCATTTGA